TTAAAGTGGAGCAGACGAGTCCAAAGGCGAACCCTCTGCACCATCCATGTCAACAAGTTCCTGCTCGATCTGCCTGAGCGTCAGCTGGTTGTTTTCGCCGGTATAATTGTAATTGATCACGATCCGGCCATCGTCCCAGAGATAAACAGACGAGACAAACGCCTCCACCAGCTTCGTGCGATAATCAGGATCGTCAAGACTGCCCTCTTTGAACTTCTCCAGAAAATACACAATCTGGTCACGCTCGATGTCTGGCGTTGCTATCTTCTCCATTGCTATCGCGGCACTGATCTGATCCCGCTGCTCCTCAAGCTCCATGAGCCTCTGCTTCGTGCTTTTCGTGATGATGCCCTGCTCAATCGCCTGCATCATGTTCCTGATCGAACTCTCCACATTCTTGAGACTTGCCTCCAGAGCATCAAGCTCTCCGTTGCTTTTCTTTTCTCTCTCCAGAAAGTCCATCACTCCGTCAGCAATCTGCTCGATCATATCCTCAGCAAGCACAACCTCTTTCGTATATTTTACAACAATATCCTCAATCCATTCCTTTTTCACCGGCTTTTTATCACAACCGTGCCGCCTGGTTCGGTTTACGCAGGCATAATAGTCGTATTTCTTACCAGACTTGCCGGTGCCAGCTCTGCCGACCATCAGCTCACCGCAGTGGCCACAGAACAGCTTCGAGGTGAGGATGTAGTCCGCAACCTTCCATTTATGCGCCGGAGCTCTGGATCCTCGGTCGAGCTTGCGCTGCACACTGTCAAACAATGGCAGCGGGACGATCTGCGGCATACCGCCCGAAACAGTAACATCGCCCCAGGAATACTCGCCGATATACTTCCGGTTCCTCAGGATCCTGGTCACACTGTTTTTATTAAAGGCAAAGCCTCGCGTTGTCCGGAAGCCTCTGGCGTTTAGGTCGTCGATGATCTCTTTCTGTGGAACGCCTGCATCATACTTTTGGAATATACTCAGCACAACGCTGGCATAATCTGGATCAATCTCATAGCATCCATCTTCTCCGGTGTAATATCCAAGCACCTGGACGCCGTTGGTCTTGCATTTCATGGCATTGCCTTCCAACCCTCTGAGGATGTTCTGGGAAAGCGCCGCGCTGTAATACTCGGCATATCCCTCGAGAACTGACTCCAGGATGATGCCCTCAGGTCCGTCCGGTATCGTCTCTTTTGCATACAGAACGCGGACGCCGTTCTTTCTGAGCTTCGCCTTATATATGGCGCTGTCATATCTGTCGCGGGCGAAACGATCCACCTTGTAAGTGACAACGACCTGGAACTTGCCACGAGCTGAGTCCCTGATCATTTTCTGGAAGTCCGGACGGCTGTCTGTTCTTCCGGTGAGAGCTGAGTCTGTATATTCTGCAATGATCTTTATGTTGTTACGAGCAGCGAACTCGTGACACTCACGCAGCTGATCCTCGATTGACTCCTCTCTCTGGGAGTGGCTTGAGTACCTGGCATAAATGACGCCGATCATTCCATCACAATCCGACGCTGCCGCTGGCATCCTTTTTGCCATCCGGATCACCTCGTTTCTGGCAAACCGATGATGGCGCCGCTCTTGTCTGCGAACTTATTGCAGCAGAGCATCACAATGTCGACGATCCAGCCGATCCCGAAACATCCAAGAGTCAACAACCAAAGGATGCCGGTGCCTATCTTTCCAACATAAAAGCGGTGGATCCCCATATACCCAAGCAGCACACAAAGAACCAGTGCGACGCCCTTGCTTTTCTGAGAGCGAACCGGCACAGCTACCTCTGGCACGATCGGATCAGCTGACGCGGCAGCAGTCGGAGCTCCCATCTTTTTACTTGTGGAATATGACAACCCAGTGCCGGGGATCCCGACTGTGGTCGTTGTCCTTCCGCTTGTGCTGAATGTTTTCTTGAACCCCTTCGGGCCGATGGATATGCTTGCGCTTTTTGCGTTCAAATTTACTCGCACGCCTGGCGCGATCTTCTTACTCTTTCTAAATCTCATTCCCATGATAAAAGGCCTCCTTTATTGAAAAAGCCCGCCCCGAAGGGCGAGCCTCTCACCTCCTCCTGGAAAAATCGACATATATCACATTGCCGACTCTTTTTTCACTGGCGACTCGTTACACTTTAAGACCATGAGTGCTGACTCACGTCCAACCGGTGTTGCTTTTCTCCAGAGTTCCAGAAGTTCAGCTTCATCAGCTGACAACTGCGTTTCGGTTGAGTAGCTTGTGGGCTCCGTTCCGAAAAATTCGCTAATGTCGGCATGATATAGATTGCAAAGCGCCAGGAACGTCTCGGCGTCCGGCTGGTTTTGGCCACTCTCCCATGCGTAGACTGTGTTTTCTTTCTTTCCAATAGCTTCGGCCGCGTCTTTTGCGGATATTCCAGCTGCCTTCCGGAAAGCCTTCAACTGCTTCGCGATGGTCTCGCGGGTGTGCTTCTTTGCATCCATGAACATCACCTCCTCCTACAATATACCATAGCCAACGGACAAAAACAACAAAAAAAACCACGAAAAATAGAAAAAACAAGATAAAACATCTTGACTTCCCACGCTGGATGGGTTATATTACAATCAATCCCACGGAGAATGGGACGGAGCCCACAGAACTCTCGCACATAATAAGGAGGTCAACAGAATGATCGAAGATCTGAAAGAAACCGCAGCTTGTGGCATGATCATCCACTACTCAGTTGATACAACCACCGATATGGTGACGTATAACGACATAAACGGCCGAGGCGTAAAAAGTAACAACTGCTCAGGATGCTCATGGAGAGCAATCTGCAAACCATCAACACTGCCAGAAATGAAACACTACTTTTTTACTTTTGGATCCGATGAAAGATACCCATATCAAGGCGGGTATGTTGAAATCGCAGCTCCAAGCATCCAAGCAGCGTGCACAATATTCCGAGCATATTATCCGGATCGTGTTGATGGAATACTCAACTGCAGCGACTACTACACCGCCGCAGAATTTGAAAAAACCGGAATGAAAGAAACTGGAAACAGAGGAGCCGGATGCCATTGCATAATCGGCCCACAAAGTAGGAAGGAGGAACACAAATGAGCAATATCATCAGAGTGATCAGCAACCGCATCGAGGACCGCGGCATGAGCATCACGGTTGTTGCAACACGCGCCAATATCAACCCAGAGCTTTTGAGCAGAACACTGAACGGACGCAGAAAGCTCAAAGCTGACGAGTTAGTTGATCTCTGCAGAGTTCTGGATCTTACAATGGACGATTTCAAGGAAGTGTCCGCAACGTCCACCGCCACAGCATAGGAAGGAGCGAAAATGTTCAAAGAAATTATTCAAAAGTCGAAAACATGGAGAAAAGACCGCCAGCAACTTGTCGCGGTACCCGATCCAGAACCAGAAACAGAGACACCGGTCGAAGAAATTCCGGGCGATGTTCTCGCGCTGGATGATCCAGAGGGCTCATACGGCGAAGGCATCGAGCCAGAATGCTGGCAGTGGTCTCCAGGTATGCGCTTGAGAAACGGAGAGGTCCAGCTGCTCCAGGAAAAGGATCCGACAGAACCCAGCCGGGAGCTTGCTACTCTCTACGGAATAACAGCTGACGAAGTAGCGGAACGCCTGAGAGATCTCGGCAAAGCAATCACGGACGCGCTCAAACCGTTCGTGGACGCCATGCGCAACATGTGGGAATGTCTGCCGAAGTGGTACCGTGACGCGCTGGCTCTCGAGAACGAAATGAAAGAGATCGCAACGCCGCGACAGTGGCACCTATACAAACACGGAACACCACGCCAACAGAAGAAATGGGCGCACGCTCTGGCCAGAAAAGCCAAGATCCAGAAGAAACGGCAAGGAGGTGACAACCGATGAGATACGACCAGTTCTATCAGTGCCCGAACTGCGGGTGCGCACTTGATCCAGGAGAAAAAATGTGATTGCCAGAAAGAGAAAAAGGAGGCAGATGCTAATGATGCCAAGCGTTTCATTTACGGAGATCCCGGACAACACAAAGCGAGTGCTCAACGCTTCGCTGGCTGAGGCAGTCCGCACTGCCTTCCAGGATCCGAAAGTTTGCAGAGACTACGAGAAATGGCGCAAAGAACGCGCCAGACGAAAGGAGCTTATACATGAATGAATATAACAAAAGAGGCAGCCAGCCGATCAGATCGGTCGCTACCTCTCAGGACGTTCCGGAGCCCACAACTCAAAGGAAGTCCACAACCATCATAGCACGAAAACGCAGAAAGCGCAATCGAAAAAGTCGCATCAAGCGATTGATCAGCAGATTGAACACCCGCCGGATCGTATTCCTGGTCGCTGGTGCCTGCATGACGGTCGTGATTGTGATCTGTATCGTGAAGCTGGCCGCAGGACATAGCAACACAGAGACAGAAATAACGACATCCGGAACCGCCTCCGAGTATGACCTCAAGACATACTACTTTGTCTATGAGGACAACGATGGCGAACCGGTCTACATAAACATGGACGAGCTGACAAAAGCATGGGCGTCCGAAGCTGGATTTGAGCGTCGCTACGCTCTCACTGACGAGGAACGCTACGAGATCGCCCAGGTTGTAACCGCTGAGGCAGACGGCGAGTGCTTCGCCGGAAAGATGGCGATCTGCCAGTGCATACTCCAGGCGGCTGAGGATGACAACATCCGCCCGACTGAGGTATTCACAAAATACTCATACAGCAAGCGCAGGCCAGAACCATCCCAGGACGCTCTGGATGCCGTGATGCAGGTATTTGACTTCGGCACTGTTGTCACAAAGGAGCCGATCAAGTATTTCTACAATCCCGAACTTGTCGAGAGCAAGTTCCACGAGTCTCAGACGTATGTCACAAAGATCGGCGACCATGTATTTTTCAGCGAGAGGAAGTGATCAGCATGGCGGCAGCCAACTCAACCAAAACAGCAGCGGGAAAAACTGCGGAGACGCCAAAGGAAACAGAACCAGACCGCACCACTCTCACGCTGCAGCAGAAATTCGTGGAGATCCGCAAGGCTATCCCGGCAATACAACAGCAGGCGCACAGCGATGGCGTCAAGTACAAATTCGCCAAGATCTACGACGTCTACAAACTCATGGCTCCAGCGCTCAATGAGTGGGGCGTGAATTTTGACATCACAGAGGAGACTGCGACCAGACACGCAGAAAACGGCGACGAAATCTACTACTCCAATTTTGTGCAGCACACAAGGTCTGGTGATCGCGTTGTCTGGATATATGAGGCGGAGCTGACGATCCGGTGGACGAACGCAGACAACCCTGACGACTGCATGGATGTCACTCTCCATGCCATAGGAACCAATGACAGCGGACCGGACAAGGCAAAAGGATCCGCCTGGACGTACTGCCTCAAATATTACTTTTTTGAGAAGTTCAATATTGACCAGGGCGATGATGATCCGGACAACTACGACCACGCAACAGAGCCTCAGACGGCTCAAAATGGCTCCGGAGATAATACTGGAGCAAATAATCGACCAAGCAATCAAAAAGGCAGTCACGGACAGAAACAGAGCTCACAGCGTCTAAGTGAGGCGCAGCTCAACCGGATGTATCGCAAGGCAGAGGACGCAGGCATGACCAGAGAACAGACTGACGCCAGGATCCTGCAGTGTTACGGATTACAGAACCCGGCAGAACTGACGCGGCAGCAGTATGACGGTATATGCGAGCAGCTGGACGCATCTGTCAAAGGTGGCCACTAAAGAAAGGAGCATAACATGAACGACGTAAAACTTCTCGGACGACTCACAGCCGATCCGGAAACCAGATACACAGCAGCAGGCGATCCGGTCTCCCGCTTCTGCCTTGCTGTAAATGCCGGAAAAGATGCAAACAGCAACAACACGGCTGAATTTTTCAATATTGTGACATTCAAGAACCAGGCAGAATTTACAACCAAGTACCTCACCAAAGGCAGACAGATCGTGATCAGCGGACGCCTCCACAACAACAGATGGACCAAGGACGGCCAGAACCACGTCAGCACCGAGGTCATTGCTGACCGCATCTACTTCGCAGACAGCAAACAGACAGACAGCCAGGGACGCCCACAGCCTGCTCCGGATGATGGCTTTATGCACATTCCGGAAGGAGCTGGCGACGAGCTTCCATTCAACTAATAACGAGGAGGTGCACAGATATGAGCGAAAAAAAGGCTTTTATGCTCTATCTTGACTACAAGCAGCACCTCGAACTACTGACGGACGCGGAGCGCGGCATGTTGATGATGGCATTATTCGACTACGCCGCAGACAAGACGGAGCCCACAACGCTCACTGGATCCGCCGCCATGGCGTTCTCGTTTATCCGGGCGCAAATGGACCGAGACAACCAGAAGTACGAGGAAAAATGCATAACAAACCGGGCAAACGGAGCTAAAGGTGGCAGACCAAGGAAAGAACCGACCGAAAGCGACGCAAACCCAAAAGAACCCAAAAAAACCGAACGGTTTTCAGAGAAACCCAAAAAACCCGATACAGAAACAGAAACAGATACAAATACAGATACAGACACGGATAATAAAACCACACCCCCTACCCCTAAAGGGGAGAAGCCGCCAAGCGCTCAAGAGAGACGCTTCGACGAGTTCTGGGCTTTATATCCCAAAAAGGTCGGCAAGGCAGCAGCTAAGAAAGCGTGGAAACGTGCAAAGGTGGACGCAGAACTCCATGAGCACATCATCACAGCGTTGAGAGCTGCCATCACATCCGTGCAATGGACGCGAGACAATGGCCGGTTTATTCCAAACCCATCCACATGGCTCAACCAGGGACGATGGGATGACGAACTGGAGCAGGCAACACCTGGAAGCAGGCAGTCAACACAACGCTCCGGAAAAGTAGACACTTTTGGAGTAATGGCTGCAATGTACCAGGAGGAGGTGGATGGAATTGACCAAAGCAGAGACGATCCAGATGGTAGCGCTGATTACTTCGGCATATCCTAACCACGACCGCTTCAACAGCGAGGAAATGATCAAGGCCATGGTCAATGTATGGGCCAACACCTTCAAGGATGACGATGCCCGCATTGTGAGCATGGCAGTCGCCAAGCATGTGCAGACAAGCAAATGGCCGCCAAGCATTGCGGAAATTCGCGAAATAATGATGACCATACAGTGCCCGGATCTTATACCGCCAGACGAGGCATGGCTCGCAGTGAGCGACGTCATGTATGCCAAGGGAGAGTTCGGAGACGGCAGCAGGTACCTCCCGCCGCTGATCCGCAGAGCGGTCGAGTCAATCGGCTGGTCTAATCTCTGGCAGATGCACCGCAGCGGGAGCATCGGAAAATCTGCAGGTTATGACCGCGTGGCATTTATGGATATATACAAACCACTCTACGAGCGGGAACGCCAGCGGATGCAACTGGCACCGGCAACACGGCAGCGCATTGACGCCGCCACTGCTTCCCTATCCGGGGAGGGGCGCAAGATGCTGGAAGATGCAAAGCAGGACCGAAAAAAACAAGACGATTTTTTTCGGATGATTGAGTCGGGACTGCATTATCAAGCACTAACAACAGACAACAGCCCGGAACTGTTAGAAAGCAAGGAGGAAGTCCAATGAAAAAGACACACGTCAACAGCAATGTCGACCTCAACACTCTGGCAGGCGGAGCCTTCGCTGAAAAGGTCAACGAGGCACTCGTCCAGGTGGGCGAGAACATCCAGAACCAGAACACAGAGGCGACCAAAAAGAGAAAGATCACCATCACGATGACTTTCGCACCAAACAAGACCAGACAGCTGGTAAACACGCAGATCGGCGTCACTACTACTCTTGCCGCAACCGAGGCGGTCGACACCCAGATGGTCATGGGAATGAATATGAGAACCGGCCAGCTTGAGATCGGTGAGTACGACGGACAGATCCGCGGGCAGATGTCGATCAATGAGATCCTCGAGGAAGGCAAGAAAGCCGGTGAGGAAATCATGGAAACCGCAGACAAGATGATCGCCGCACAGCAGGCTACTGGTGACGCAGAGGTCGCAGCTGGCGAGCCGCTCGATTTAAGAAAACGCGGGCAGCAGTCACCAGAGACAGAGACACCTGAGGAAAAGCCGGAACCAGACTTTGATCCGGAAACCGGCGAGATCTTCGAGAATGGCAAAGGCGGCAAAGTGATCGCAATGGCAAAGCAGGCATAAGGAGGAAAAGAACATGATCAAAGAGGCAATCGCTTATATCACAAACCTGGCAGTCCAGGCAGAAAAACCGGAAGTTTTAGAAATCAATGGCAGAACATACTGCACCAAGAACATGACCAGATACGACAAGGCAGACATGGCGGATCCTATCAAAGCCACCACCCTCACATCCCTGGTCGACTACATCAAGCAGAGACGTGACGAGCTCCGCGAGCACATGATCATCCAGGTCGTGAGCGCAACAGAGGTCAGAATGTACTCCGGGTTGCTTGACGAGCGCGACCGTGAGGAACTTTTTGTGGTCAATGCCCTGCTCCCTCGCTTCGAGTTCGGTCAGCAGTATGACCAGGAGAGCTTCATCGTCTCCCTGCAGTCGTGTTTCCAGAACAACGGAGACCGCGAGGCTGTCGCGATGCTTGCCAGCAACATCGTGAACAATCAGCAGCAGGAATACTCTGACGACGGCATCACACAGCAGGCAGTCATCAAGACTGGCATCACAACAAAGCAGGCCGCACTCGTGCCGAACCCGGTGCACCTCGTACCGTACCGCACATTCCTGGAGGTTGAACAGCCTGCCAGTGACTTCGTGTTCCGCATCAGTGAAGGACGCGGAGGCGAGCCGGTGTTCAAGCTGGTGGCAGCAGATGGCGGTCTCTGGAAGGCTGAGGCGGTCGACAACATCAAGAAATACCTGGAGGATGCTCTCGACGGTATTGAGAACCGCGAACAAATCACCATCATCGCATAATATGATCCCGACATAAATGTCGGAAACATCCGGGAGAGCGCACTGCTCTCCTGGAATACATACAAGGAGCCCACAATCAACCAAAGGAGGAACAGACCATGACAGAAACAACCAGAACAACCAAAGACACCGCGATAATGATCAAGGTGTCGAACCTCTACCCTCACCCAGACAACCCGCGCAAGGATCTCGGAGACCTCACGGAGCTGGTTGAGAGTATCAAGAAAAACGGCATCATGCAGAACTTAACAGTCATCCCGATCGGCAACGAAAGAGATCCAGAGGAGCAGGCGGACGCCGGAAACATTGCACTATACAGTGACTTCCGTGTTTTGATCGGACACAGACGACTGGCAGCAGCCAAAAAGGCAGGGCTTGAGAGTGTTCCGTGCCGCATCGTCAGTAACATCAGCCGAAGCGACCAGATCGGCATCATGCTCGAGGAAAACATGCAGCGCAATGACCTGAGCATATATGAGCAGGCTCAGAGCTTCCAGATGATGCTCGACCTCGGAGAGACCGAGGAGACAATCTCACAAAAGACCGGCTTCGGGCGCACTACGATCCGCCACCGTCTGAACATTGCCAAGCTCGACAAGCGCGTCATGCGGAGGATCGACAAGGACGAGAGTTTCCAGCTCTCATTTAAGGATCTGTACGAACTGGAGAAAATCAAAGACATCAAGAAGCGCAACGAAGTCCTTCGAGACTCAAGAGACTCCAGAGATCTGGCGAGCAGAGCCATCCAGGCAGCCAAGCAGGAGGCAATGGACGCCGTTGCAAAGAAAGTCATAGAACTGGCAGAAAAGCGAGGCATTAAACTGGCCAGCGACTACGCAAACCACCGCTGGGACAATACATACACAACGGTCAAAGACATATCACTCGAAGAAAAAGCTCCGGAACGTCTCAGGATCGGCGATGATGGTGAGCTTTTCTACTGCCGTGAATTTAGAACCATAAAGATCCTCAAAAAAACACCCAAAAAGGCAAAAACACCAAGCAAGGCCGAGCTGGAGCAAAAAGATCATGAGAAAAAGATCAAAGAAATCAAAAGGTCAACCAAGGAGATCGTCAGCAAGGTCACAGATTTTGTCAACAATCTGCTCTCTGGAAAAATTGAGCCGCTCAAGGAAACAGACGAGCTCCTTCGGACAATCTGGGAGGCGATGCTGGCAACCGGCACATATATCTCAGAGAGTGCCCTCGTCTCTTTTATATCTGGCAAGGAAAAGTACCAGGTAAGCAAAGAGGAACGAGAGGCAACCATGCAGATTATGAAAAACACACAGATCAGCCTGCAGATGCTCGCACTTCTGCCCGACTCTCTCAAGGGTATCGATCTTGTCGACTGGCAAGGTTACTACAACCAGGAAAAAGCCGGAACATTCAAGATGGTGATCCGCGCACTGGTACCGTATGGCTTCTCTATCACTGAGGAGGCCGAAAAGCAGATACTTGACGGAACCCACGAGCTCTACGCCGTAAAAGAAAAATAAACCAGAGCCCACAACTCAAAGGAGGTCAAACATGAAAAGAGGACAAATTTACTACATCGAAAGCAATCACCAGGAAATCGGCAGCGAACAGCGTGCCGGTCGCCCTGCGGTGATCGTATCAAATGACAAAAACAACGAAAACAGCACAACGGTCGAAGTCGTTTACATGACTACGCAGCCAAAGAACGACCTCCCGACTCATGTGTTCATCAGATCTTCGCTCAGACCGTCCACCGTGCTCTGCGAACAGATTTACTCAGTAAGCACAGAACGACTCGGCACCTATATCGGAGAATTGACAGACAGAGAGCTCCAGGAGCTTGACATCGCCCTCTCCATATCGATCGGACTTGACTGGATGCAGCCAGAAACCTCGCGGGGGGGGTGCCAGCCGGAAGATCTGGAAGCTATGCAGCAGCAGCTGACCGAAACAGAGGCAAAACTGGCAGCAGTAACCGCCGAACTTGCCGAATTGAAAAACCAGCCGGATTACAAGCTCTTGTACGACCAGCTGATCGAGAAGCTGCTTGACAGATAGGAGGTGCCAGACATGAAAAATTCACTCCAGGACCTCAACAACTATCTTTTTGAGAGTTTGGAACGTATCAACGACGACGATCTCACAGACGAGGAGCTCGAGAAAGAAATCAAAAGATCCGAAGCCGTGACGAAAGTCGCAAGCACAATCATCAACAACGCCGAGGTGCAGCTCAAGGCTCTGCAGTACGCTGACGAGTATGGATACAACAACAGCGGCAAGCACCTGGTCGGTTCGATGGTACCGGAGCTGGAGGTGTCTAATAAATGAGAAAACCATGGCCTCAGGAAGTCAACGACTGGCTCGCCGAGAATGTACCAGGAAGAACAACCCGAGAAGTCACTGAGTTGATCAACTGCCAGGGCTTCGACAAGCGCTACGGAATGACATTCACGGAGAATATGGTCAAAGGAGCAAAGAACCGGCTCCATATTAAAAGCGGGACACCTGGAGGACTGCCGAAAGGCAGCTCTCTCCTCTACCCGGAAGGTATGGAGGCTTATGTGCGAAGCATTGCAGCAGGAAGAAAGACGGACGAGATCGCCAGGATGGTCTCCGAGCACTTCGGGATCGAGTTCACTGCCAGACAATGCCGGGCATACAAGAAAAACCATGGCATCCAGAGCGGCGTCGATTGCCGATTTGTAAAAGGCCAGGAACCACCGAACAAAGGCAAACCCATGACGCCGGAACAATATGAGAAAGCCCGACCGACAATGTTCAAAAAGGGAAACATCCCAGCCAATCACATGAATGTCGGCGACATTTCCAGAACAACGGACGGCTACCTGATCAAAAAGGTGCAGGAAGATGGAATACAGTGCGAGCGCTGGGCTTTTCTGCATCGACTTGTCTGGGAAGAACACAACGGACCAATCCCCGATGGGAAAATGGTCTCTTTCCTGGATGGAAACAAAGACAACTGCGACATCAACAATCTTGTACTGGTTGACAATGAGATCAATCTGGAACTCAACCGGAGCGATCTGAGGAGCGAACACGCAGAGATCACAGAGGTCGGCGTTGCTATTGCCGCCCTAAAGGTTGCAACCAGAAGCAGGAAGAAACGGAGGAAACAAGCATGAGCGCAACAAACAGAGGAGCACAGAGACGTGCATCTGACTTCTATCCTACACCAGAAACAGCCATAGAGGCCCTACTCGACAATTTTCCACTCGGGGGGGGGTATTAAGGTGTTAGAACCAGGCGCGGGATCTGGCAACATTATCAGAGCACTGCGAAGATACGACAATATCACCATCGACGCGGTAGAAATCAGAGAGGAAGAACGCGAAACACTTGCAGAAATCGCTGACGATGTTCTGATCGGTGATTATATGAGCATGGAGCTCGGAAAGTATGACGCAATCATAGGGAACCCGCCCTTCTCCAATGCCATGGATTTTGTAACAAAAAGCTACCAGCACTTAAACCCTGGCGGTGTGATAATCTTCCTACTTCGCACAGCGTTTCTTGAGTCTAAAGAACGCTTCCCATTCTGGAAAGAACACGCCGGAGAACTGGCTGGACTATACACGCTCCACCAGCGCCCGAGTTTTACCGGAAAAGGAACAGACGCCACAAGCTACTCCTGGTTTATCTGGAAACCAGGGAGCAACCAGAACACAATAAAAATTATTTAGGAGGTACACCATGAAAAAGAAATTGATCTATATTTGTTCGCCGTGCAGAGGCAACGACGGCAACTACGAGCACAACATTGAAATGGCTCAATATTACTGCAGAACAGTGATGCACATGTTCCCGAACCTGCTGCCGATCGCTCCCCATGTGTACTTCACCCAGTTTCTCGACGACTCGGATCCTTGCGAACGCCGCATGGGAATGGTTGCGGGCATGGAACTCCTGGAGCAATGCTCAGAGGTGTGGGTGTTCGGGATGGAAAACCCGAGCGCAGGCATGAAAAAGGAAATTGCAAAAGCCAATGAGCTCGGCATCCCCATCGTAGATGCGGCAGAGGCGCTCACTATCCACTCCCCTGCTGCCGCCAGTGCCGCCATATCTGCTTCCGTAAGTGCGGCGGCACCACTGCTGAGAACGCCAGAGCTACATCCGGACATAAGTGTCAACGCGGTGCCGTTTCCTGACGTTGCCGACATAGAGGAGCAGCTTCGCAGAAATCTCATGAAGCAGCTCGCCAGACGCACGGAGGTGTGAAACATGGGGTACAAGCAAAAACATCCGTACCTGGCACAGATCTGGTACATAATACGCGATTTATTGAGGAGGTGGCAACACTGAACATGGGACGAAACAATGAAGGATATCCGGATCCGACTGCTGCCGCTGCCATCGGAGAGGTGGCGAAGGCAGAGAGATCCGCAAGAGCAAACCGCTCACGCCTATCTGGTCAGTATTTTGAGGGAATGATCACAGCAAGCCTCAACTGGTACCGTGACATGGGCGTGGCATATATCGAAAAGACACCGGAACCGATGAAACCGCTCAGAGCTCCGAACCGCCAGGGACAATTCCTGGCATGTTTTACTAAGCAGGGACAGCCAGACTTCAAAGGAACACTAACTGGCGGCCGCTCTGTTGTATTTGAGGCAAAACATACAGACGACGACAAAATCGAGTACGGCAGGTTGACACACGAACAGATCGAAGCTCTCAGCCAGCACCACAAGCTCGGAGCTGCTGCCTTCGTTCTGGTCAGCATCAAGCTGGAGAACTTCTACCGCATCCCATGGACTACATGGCGCGACATGAAGCAGATATATGGCCGCAAGCACATCAAGCAGGCGGAGCTTGAGCCATTCCGACTGCAGTATATATCCGGGGTGATCAAGATGCTGGAGGGCATTGAGATCTCATACGCGGAGGAAGGAGACGAAAATGAGCAGTAAACTCTCGCAATTATGCGACAAATATCAGGCGATTGTTTTCTTTGATACGGAGACCACCGGGCTGGATCCGAGTGTTGACCAGATCATTGAGCTGGCAGCAGTCCGGATAACAAGAAACCAAGCAGGCTTCCTGGTACTGGACGAAAAGATGGACGCCTTCGTGAAACTTCTGGAAGGACAAAAGCTCCCGGACAAAATTGTGGAGCTGACGCATATCACCGATGAAATGATCCAAAAGGATGGCGTTGATGCGACTGCTGCCGCTTCCGCCTTCAATAATTTGATCAGAGGACGCACTCTTCTGGTTGCACACAACGCACAGTTTGACCTGTTATTCAGTCGCGCACTGCTGCACTATACGGACATAGGCACCGCAAGGCTGGACGCCTGCGATTATATCGACAGCCTGACAGTCTGCAAAGACCGCGCAGCATATCCTCATAAGCTCGCCAATGCAATCGAGCATTACAGTCTGGAGGGAAAAGTCAAAAACTCCCACAGAGCCATTGATGATGTGCTGGCGCCCTACTGCGTCACCTATGCGATGGCGGAGGAGCGGATGGACCTGGAGCAGTATGTCAATATATTCGGCTACAACAACCGCTACGGCATCATGGAACCGAAGTTCGAAAAGGTAACATATCACGCCCAGAGCTACAACAGCTACATCACGGACGACCGCACCACTCTCCCTGCAATCATTCGGACAGAAAACGGAGAAGGCGATCAGCTGACGCTCGACGCATTTTACGAAAAGGAGGCAGCAGGCCATGGAACTGAACCAGGTTTATGACATTGACTGCATCCAGGGCATGAAGCAGCTGGAAGCTGAAAGCATTGACATGATCCTCTGCGACCTTCCGTATGGCATAACCGCCAGAAACAGATGGGACACACCAATCGACATGACAGAGCTCTGGCAGCAGTACAGACGGATCATAAAGGAGCACGGCGCGATCGTTCTGTTTGGTACCGGCATTTTCACTGCAGACATGATGGCAGCAGGCCGTGATCTATACCGGTACAATCTGATCTGGCAGAAAACCAACGCCACGAACTTCCTCAACGCGAACCGGATGCCGCTCCGGACGCACGAGGACATCATGGTGTTTTATAAAAAGCTCCCGCCATACCACCCGCAAAAGACCGGCGGACACAAACCGGTCAACAACTACACCAAGTCTGGAGACGACGGCACCAACTACGGAAGAACGAAGCGAGGTATCAGAGGCGGAGGAAACACTGACCGCTACCCTACTTCGATTATCCGGGCAAAATCAGACAAGCAACACCTGGCACTGCATCCAACACAGAAGCCAGTGGATCTTCTGAGGTGGCTGATCCGGACATACACAGACGAGGACGCCCTGGTGCTGGATAACGCCTGCGGCAGCGGGAGCACCTGCGTGGCAGCAGTCGAGGAAGGTCGCAACTACATCGGCATGGATAACGGAACATGCGAGAACAAAAACAGCCCATTCTACTGCCGCCCATGGGCTGAGGTGGCGGCGACAAGGATCGAGGCGCTACATGGATAAATGCGGCGTCTATAACCTGAGGGAAGTCTCAGAGGACGCCGCCAAGGCATATTATGAACAGCCGAAAAAATGACACACTGCTGCCCTCTGTTATGCACACAACTGCAGCGGATAATGTGGATAACTCGGCGGGAAGGAGAAAGAAATGAGGAAGAAACACAAAGACCAGGCTCACAGGCTGAGAGTTCTCACTGGTAAGGAAAAGGAAAACGAGCCGAACGGCTTCTGCAGTCTGCTTATGAGTAGATGCCCGGAAGCTACCGGAGACGATACAGAGTATTGCAAAACAAAGTGCAAGCTCGGCAGGCTTGCTGTGGAATACAAGAAACGCGGGGACGAGCTTGACAGACAACACCCGTACAAGTATTAAGGAGGACGACATGGACGAAGAAAAGAAAACAATCACACCAAAGGCAACGGCGGACGGAGTTCCGGTCTACTGCTCCCACGATGCCGTTGTTGATACGATAAAGATGGTGCCAAACCCGGCGAACCCAAACAAGCACCCGGACGACCAGATCAAGTTACTGGCCAAGATCATCAAGGCATCCGGATGGCGTCAGCCGATCACAGTAAGCAAACGCTCCGGCTTTATCGTAAAAGGACACGGCAGACTAATGGCTGCACAGCTGGCAGGCTTCAAGCAGGTGCCGGTTGATTACCAGGAATACGCAAGCGAGGCTGAGGAGTATGCGGATCTAATCGCGGACAACCGCATCGCAGAGCTGGCAGAGATTGATCAGAAGATGCTGGCGGACATATTCGCAGAGATTGACACTGGGGAGATTGATCTCGACCAGACCGGATACACAGATCAGGAAGTTGAACAGCTTGTCACATCCCTGGCTGAAAGTTTACACCAGGAGCTTGATGTCGACAGCAACGCGAACGATGCACCGGAGGCACCAGCTGAACCGGTTACACAATACGGAGACATATGGATCCTGGGAGACAACCGCGTTATGTGCGGCAACTCCACCAGTGCAGATGACCGCGCCCTCCTACTTGATGGAGCTGCTCCGGAGATCCTGCTCACAGATCCACCATACTGCTCCGGCGGGCAGCAGGAGTCAAAGAAAAGCGTCGGAAGCATCGGCACCGTACAGAAAGGCGGCAAGGTGCCAAAGATTGCAAATGATATACTAAGCACAAGAGGCTACCAGAATTTGATCAAGGGAGCCCTCACAGATCTGCCGTGCCTATACTCCTATATCTTTACAGACTGGCGCATGTGGATCTATCTCTTTGATCTGACGGAAGGCGCAGGCTTCGGCGTCAAGAGCATGATCGTCTGGGATAAAGAGACACCCGGCATGGGGATGGGATGGAGATCCCAGCACGAACTCTGTATGTTCGGAGCAAAAGCCGCCACCCACTTCGACGGACACAAAGGTTACGGCAATGTGATCCGATGCAGCAGGTCCGGCAACGAACTCCACCCGACACAGAAACCGCTGGAGCTGATCGAGGCACTGCTTGACAACACAGACTTTGCGAACGGCGTCTACGATCCGTTTGGTGGAAGCGGCACTACCCTCGCGGCAGCAGTCAACAAAGGGCAGCCCGCATGGATCATGGAGCTGACGCCAGCATATACGGACATCATAGTCAAGAGATACATCCGCATGACCGGAGACAAACAGATCAAATGCATCCGCCAAGGCCAGGAGCTACCACTCGAAGAATATGAGCGCATCCTGGAGAGCGACGAAGGAGGTGGCGGGGAGTGATGCACCTGAGCAATGGAACAACAACCAACTAAGAAACGTACCGACGCCATAAAGGAGAGACTACAGAACTACTCCGACATGGTGCGGGAATTTGAAAACCAGAACGAAAGATACGTCCGACTTGTCACCACAATGGAGAGCCCAAAGGTCCAGAGCTTCGACGCAATGCCAGGAGGCGGCACGGCAGCAGGCGACCGCATGACTGTCAACATCGCACGAAAGATTGAACTCGAGAAAAGCCTGGAAGGTGACGAGAAGGCAATCAAAGAAGAACGAGCACAGCTCGAGAGATTGATCCGCAAGGTGAAGAAACCAGACGAGCGCGCTGTCATCCGCATGAAATACTTTGACGGTATGGGATGGACCGACATCGCTGACGCATTATTCAGAAAGATGCCAGACTTCAACAAGGCGGCGCGCTTATATCTGGATAAAGCGTACAAACTCCACGGCACTGCCCTCCTAAGCCTCGCAGAAGCTCAGGAAAAGGCAGAGGCAACCAACTGAACCTAAAAAGAAAACAAACGCGAGAATGAGGCACACACGAGCTCACAGCGGCATAATTCGGAAGTGTTTGGAAGTAATCAGAATAAACAGGAAGTTTACAACAGCCACATGGCTGCGATATTGTAATATAGACATATAGCGAAAAGCAAGGGCAGGCGCTCACATGAGTGCACTGCTCTTTTATTATGCGCACAAGGAGGTGGATGCAAATGCCTCAGGGCTCAATGCAGGTATCTCTCAGCAACTATGCCGCACTATGCAAAGACCTCCAGGCTATGAATGGAGATGCAGCGAAAGCCATCCAGCGAACAGTGTCGGACTTTAAGAGTCGAGCACCGGCGTGGATCGGCGCGGCCGTGACTGAGGAATACACAATCAAGAAGTCCGAAGTCAAAGGCGCACTCACTGGAGCCAAGAAGATCGGATCCATTAAAGTGTCAGGCGTCGAAGTTGACAACATCGGGCTGGAGTACAGTGGCCGCCCTCTCACACCGACGCACTTCAAAATGAAACCAAAGAAGCCAAGCATCAAGCGAGAGAAAGAGCCGCGCCTCATTCCGGGTGAAAACACCAACAGCGACGCCGATGTCGTGACCGCCTTCCCGATCAAAGCCTACAACGTAACGGCTGAGATCCACAAAGGACAAGCCAAGAGCCTCGGCTCCGATGTATTCCTGGGGAGCAACGGAGGGGCTGGCTACATTCCATTCCAACGTACCGGAGACAGCCGCACACCAATCAAGTCAATCAAGACTGTCAGCGTTCCGCAGATGATCACAAACGAAAAGGTTGCCGCCACAATCCAGAAGAACATCGAGGAAGGAATGACCAGCAGACTGGAGCACCACATCCAGCAGGCCATGGGTAAGTGAGCCGCCACCATGCGGCCGCTCCGCCCACGCATCCCGCCGCCACCGCCAGGCAAACAACGAGCGAACAAACCGAAGTCGAACACGACCGCGCGCCCGCCGAAAAAAATTCTCAACGCCGAAGGTACTGTGACTGTCATCACTACCCTGCGGTGCTGGCGAGCCCAGAAATCGAAAATTTTTTTGAAAAAAATTTTTTGCCGTTTCGTTTCGCCTGGCCGGTGCTCGTTGCCAAGATACCGGAAGGAGGGAGTCACACATGGCAGAGAAAAAAGGAGCGCAAAATCTTCAAGGCTCTGACGTCATTGCCAAGCTGTTCGACGTGACACCTCGAAGGATCCAGCAGCTCACAAAGGAAGGCGTCATCGTTGCCACAAAAGAAGGCAATGCCTACAAGTACGATCTGTTGCCTACCATTCAGAGATACATCAAGTATTTGAGCGACAAGGCAAACGGACGCGATAAAAAAGACGAAAAAACAGACCAGGAAAAAGCCAGAGCCGAGGCAGATCTCAAAAGGGCCAAGGCTGACATGGCCGAGATCCAGCTCAAGGAGCTCAAGGGAAAAATGCACCGCAGCGAAGATGTTGAGGCATTAACCAGCGACCTGGTCTATACCATCAGGAGCATGATCATCGCACTCCCTGGAAGGCTGGCCGTTGACGTCGCGGCGGTCTCGACTGCTCCAGAGGCTTCTGAGCTTATCAGAGCTGAGTGCTTTGCCATCCTGGAGGAATTGAGCAATTACAAATACGATCCCGAAGAATATGCTCGGCGGGTAAGGGATCGAGAAGGCTGGCAAGAGCTAAACGATGGCGACGACGAGTAAGCGCGCAGCCGCCAGCCTAAATGCTGCTATCTCCGGAGCAATCTCTCACTTTAAGCCGCCGGAAAATCTAACCGTCGCAGAGTGGGCTGATAAATACCGCCGATTATCTCCGGAAAACTCAGCGGAGGCAGGACCGTGGAGAACATCAAGAACTCCATACCTTGCCGAACCGATGGCAGCGTTCACGGATCCAAAGATCCACAAGATAGTTATGGTCGCAGCTTCTCAGGTTGGAAAGTCAGAACTCGAGCTGAACATCATCGGCTACATTATGGATCAAGATCCCGGCTCTGTTCTTTTTGTGCAGCCGTCCCTGGAGGATGCAAGGAAATTTTCAAGACTTCGAGTTGCTCCGATGATCAGAGACAGCAAAGTGCTCAAGAACAAAGTCCAGGATGTAAAAGGGAAAGACTCAACCAGTACAGTGCTGCAGAAGTCATTCCCCGGAGGAATGCTAACCATCACCGGATCAAACAGTGCCAGCGCACTGGCTTCTACTCCTGCGCGATACATCCTCGGAGACGAGAGAGATCGTTGGGCTATATCGGCAGGCAACGAAGGAGATCCGTGGGCTCTTGCGGAAGCTCGGCAAGCGACATTCTACAATGCCAAGGCTGTCGAGGTCTCAACGCCAACCATCAAAGGATATTCAAACATCGAGGCGAGTTTCTACCAAGGAACTCAGGAACGCTGGTGCCACCAGTGTCCTCATTGCGGAGAGTATTCTGAGATAGTTTTCAGCCGCGTGAAATTTGAACATAAAGTCATTACTGCGCACGGCAAAAAAATGAATAAAATCGTCGGCCCGATGACCTACGTCTGCCCTGCGTGCGGCTGCATCTCAACAGAAGCAGAAATGAGAAAGCAACCAGCCAAATGGATTGCCAACAATCCGGAAGCATACAGCACCGGCGTGAGATCCTTCTGGCTGAGTGCCTTCGCATCACCATGGACTCCATGGAGTAAAATCGCGACAAAGTTCCTGGACGCCCAAGGCGATCCGGAACGACTCAAGGTAGTGTGCAACACACTTCTCGGAGAGCTCTGGGAAGATCGTGGAGAAATTCAAGACGAGGACTCAATGCTCAGTCGACGCGAAGCCTATCCGGCCGAGCTGCCTGACGGAGTTCTCTGTCTAACGTGTGGCGTCGACACTCAGGACAATCGTCTCGAGTATGAGGTTGTCGGCCATGGAAAGGGAGGCGCTACCTGGGGCATAAAGAAAGGGTACATCATGGGGCGCCCTGATACCGAGGAAGTCTGGGAGCGGCTGGATGACGTGATCGATCATGTCTACCACTACAACAGCGGCAAAGGACTCAGGATCTCCATCACATGCGTGGACTCTGGCGGCCATTTTACTCAGGAAGTATATGCGCAGTGCCGCAAACGATTGACGAAGCGAGTCTTTGCCATCAAGGGAAAAGGTGGCGAGGGCATACCGTTCATAAGTCCACCTTCAAGGGTGGCCATAAAGGACAACAAAAAAATAACCTGCTGGCTATACACCATCGGAGTCGATGCTGGAAAGAGTGCAATCATGAGCGCTCTCAAAGTTATGGATAGCGATGGAGAGACAAAGTTCTGCCACTTCCCTCTCGGAGAAGAAAGGGGATACGACGCAAACTTCTTCAATGGGCTACTGTCTGAGCGCATGGTGCTCTCGAGAACGCGCCGAGGCAACAGATGGGCGTGGGAAAAGCTCCCAGGACACGAGCGAAACGAAGCCCTCGACTGCCGCAATTATGCAATGGCTGGCTTCCGCATTATCGATCCTGATCTTGATGCAATCGAAAGACGCCTCAAGGGATTGGATGAACCGAAGCGCCCAGAACCAGCTCCAAAACCTAAAAGAAAAAAACGACGCGATCTATATGATGGCGACTGGTAGGAGGAAACCATGACACAGGAAACAAAGAAGAAAAAAATTGAAGATCTCACGGAACGCCTCCAACTCTACAAAGACCGTGAAAAGGTGATGCTCACCGGCGGCGTGCAGTCTTATGGCGTAGGATCAAGAAATGCCACAAGATACAACACGGATCTGGCAGAGGTACGCAGAGCAATCAATGAACTCCAGGAGCAAATTGACACGCTCTCCTCTGCTTCTCCGCGCAAAGCCATGGGAGTCATCCCTCGCGACTGGTAGGAGGTACAAGATGGATAACACAAACAACATCGAAGTCGATCGCCCTGGCGGCAAAGCCAAGACAGTGAGCAACTATGGATATGGCGACGCTGGAGCCAGCTGGAAAAAGCGAGCCCTCAAGTCTTTTCTGGCAAACAGTTCGAGCTCTCACGAGGACATCGACTGGAACAACTACACACTGCGCCAGAGAGCCAGGATGCTCTATATGGCGGCGCCGCTTGCAACATCGGCGATAAAAACCAACCGAACAAACGTGATCGGCTGCGGGTTGCGATTGAAAGCAAAACCAAACGCCGAACTCCTGGGAATAACTCAAGAGCAGGCAGACGCCTGGGAAGCCCGCACAGAAGCAGAGTTTGACCTCTGGGCGAGAAAAAAACAATCATGTGACGCCACTGGAGTCAATGATTTTTACAGCTTGCAGCAGCTTGCACTCATGTCGTGGTTGCTGTCTGGTGATGTTTTTGTTGTTTTGAAACACGAAAGCACGACACCGATCTGCCCGTACTCTCTCCGGCTTCACATTATCGAGGCTGACAGAATAAGCACACCGGCACCAAACGGCTCTTTGATGCTTACAATGACAGAGGGCACGGCGGAAAATGGCAACCGCATATATGACGGCGTTGAGGTTGATGCGAATGGGAAAATTGTGGCTTACTACATCTGCAACAATTATCCGAACCAGCTCAGACTCGCAGCGAACAACTGGCAGCGTGTTGAGGCGTATGGAGAGTTGACCGGTCTCCCGAACATTTTGCAAATCATGGACTCGGAACGCCCGGAGCAATACAGAGGCGTCAGCTACCTCGCGCAAGTCATCGAGCCGATGCTGCAAATGAGACGCTATACAGAGAGCGAGCTCACCGCCGCACTCATTGAGAGCTTTTTCACCGCATTTGTAACTACTCAAGACGATCCGGGTGAAATGCCGTTTAACGAAGCGGGAAAGCCAGAGATCCCGCACGACAACGACGAGTACGAAATGGGCCCCGGCCAGATCAATATTATGAAACCTGGCGAGGACATCAAGTTTGGAGCTCCGAACAGACCAAGCTCCGGTTTTGACGGCTTCATCAGGGCGTTGTGCGAACAGTGTGGCGCCGCTCTTGAAATACCGGCAGACCTTTTACTCAAGGCGTTCAACGCTTCGTACAGCGCAAGCCGCGCCGCGCTCCTGGAAGCATGGAAAGCGTTCAAGATGCGCCGCGAATGGTTTGTCTCGGACTTCTGCAAGCCGGTCTACGAAGTGTGGCTATGTGAAGCAGTTGCCCGCGGTAGGATCCAGGCTCCTGGCTTCTTTAACGATCCGATGATCAGAGAAGCATGGCTCGGAAGCGAATGGATCGGACCATCCCAGGGACAGCTTGATCCTACAAAAGAGATCGAGGCAGAAATCAAAGCGGTTGAGCATGGTTTCTCTACACATGAACAGAGCACGATCAAACTCAACGGCGGACAGTGGAACGCCAACATTGCACAGCTGGCAGTGGAAAATAAGAAAATTGCAGAGGCAACAGCTGCAGCTCAACCACAGCAAACACCAACACCCAAGGAGGAGTAAATGATGAAGAAAAACAACATCCGAGTCCTTGCTGGTCCTGCTCCATCTGCATCTGGAACGGCTCAACCATTCTGGAACATTGCGCAGAACACTGAGGACGATGCCGAGATCACAATCTACGGCGAAATTGTAACCCACAGACCGACGAACTGGTTGACCGGAGAACCGGAGGACGGACTTTCCACAAGTCCGGAGGGCTTCCTGGACGATCTCAACAAGATCCAGAACGCCCAAAACGTCACCGTCAGGATCAACTCAGTCGGAGGCGACTTATACACTGCTATCGGAATTGCCAACAGACTCAAGGAACTGGCAGGCAACACTGTGGCAATTATCGACGGAATTGCAGCCAGTGCTGCTACTGTCATTGCCATGGGATGCAATACCATCCGAGCATATTCTGGCAGCTTATTCATGGTGCATGAAGCTCTTACAACTTTATGCGGTGCCTATAATCACAAGGCACTCATGGAAGCAGACAAAAGATTGCAGGCGGCAAATGCTGCGGCTGCCGAAATGTACGACGCAAAGACCAAGCTCGGCGTTGATAAAATACGCAGCATTATGGCGAAAGAGTCCTGGATGACCGGAAAAGCCGCGAAAGCTGACGGATGGATTGACGAAGTAATTGACGGAGAAGATCCTGAAATGAGCCTCAGCAAAGACAAGGCAATGATGACAGTCAACGGCATCACCATGAATGTCAAAGGCTTTTCTGCTTTACCAGGAAACATTCCAATCCAAAAAAGTGCACAACAGCCAACGGTCCCACCTGCACCGGCACCGACAGCTGATAATGCAAATAAACCAATCACATCCAACGAAGGAGGTATTACAACCATGACTGTTGAAGAAATCAGACAGCAGCACCCTGACATCGTGCAGCAGATTGAAGCATCGGCTCAGGAGTCTGCAAGAACACAGGCTATCCAGGACGAGCGCTCTCGTCTCCAGGCTATCCAGGAGATTGCACCAACCATCGGCGACACTCAGATGGTAAACGACGCAATGTATGGAGAACACGCTTGCACCGCTCAGGAACTTGCGCTCCGTGCTTTACAGAAGCAGGCACAGATGGGTGCTCAGCACATTGCGAACCAGACAACAGACTTCCAGGCTTCTGGAGCTTCTGGAGTAAGTGCCACACCAAACAACGGAAACCCTGCTCCAGATGCAGGTGGAAAAGCTGGCGAGGAAGAAATGAGCGAGGCTGACGCCATCGCAATGATCACCGGCCAGACTACAAAGAAGGAGGACTAAGACCATGAGAAATGACAAAACTATGGGAACATTCGAGTACGACGGCTTAATCATTGACGGATCCCACTCTCTCGATGTCAAGGGCATCACTATTGCATCGGGCCAGGGAAAACTCCAGCGCGGCACTGTTCTCGCGATCGGAGCAGACAAGAAGGCGGTCATCCTCGGAACCAAAGATAGCACCCCTGCCCTCTACCCTGCCGACTGCATCCTCACTGACGACGTAGATGCCACAAGCGCAGACGTCTACACAACAGCATACCAGAGCGGCAAATTTAACAAGGGAGCTCTTATTGTTAAGAGCGACTACAAACTTGCAGACACAGACATCGACACACTCAGAACGAAGGGCATCTTCGTCGAGAGCGTAATGGAATAAAGGAGGGACCAGACTATGCCAGTACCAGTAATTTACAGAACCATGACTATGATCGGCGCCATCCAGGCACTTCCGACTCATAGAACATTCTTACGCGACAGATACTTCCCTTGCACTCCTGCGACCGACATGTTTCCGACAGAGGAGGTACTCATTGAGTACAGAGACGGAAACAAAAAGATCGCACCGGTTGTTGCTCCGAGAAAAGGCGGCGTAACTATTAAAAGAGAAGGCTATACAACAAGACGATATGCGCCACCTCTCGTAGCTCCAAAGAGAGGACTCACGATCGACGACCTCAACAAGAGAGGCTTCGGCGAAGATTTATACAGCCAGATCACCCCTGAGCAGAGAGAAGCCCAGGTGCTCGGTAACGACTTGACAGAACTCAGCACAATGATCGATGGCCGCGAGGAGTACATGGCAGCGAGCGCGATGCTCAACAACGGCTATGTGTTAAAGCAGTACGCCGACGACTACGGTGAGAAGTATGAGGAATTTGAGCTCTTTTTCTATGACGGAGAAAGCGACGACTCCAAGTACACACCATCCGGTCATTGGACTGATGTAGATTATGACATCATCGGAGATTTACGTGCAATGATCAGACTACTCACAAGCAAGGGACTTCCTGCGGAGGATGCTGTATTTTCTCCGGATGTAACAGACTACATCATTAAAAACAAAGCGATCAAAGAGCTGCTCGACATCAGAAATGTAAATATCGGAACTATTGCGCCGATCGAGCTCCCTGATGGCGCCAGCCGCATCGGCGTGATCAATATCGACGGCCATGACATTAACCTCATTAGCTACGACGAGCAGTATGAGGACGAGAATGGAGAGCTCCAGCATTTCATGGGCGAAGGCAATGTAGTCCTCACAGCTCCGGCATCCGGACGCTCTCTCTATGGAGCAGTGTCTCAGCTTGAGCAGTCTGACGGACGCTTCCACACTTACATGGCCAATCGCGTGCCTAAGTACACTGCAGACGCAGAGGCAGAAACCAGAACACTCAAAGTGTCAGCGAAGCCTCTCCCTATTCCTAAGAACAAAAACGCATGGATCCATGCAAAGGTAAAATAAAAAGGAGGACAACAACATGATCAAGATTATCAACGGCACATACGGCTACCGCAACAGCGACGGCCGCGTCGAAGCCAAAACACCAAAGTCAAAGCCTTTTTCTCTTTCTGATGAGCGCGAGGCCGAACTTGTTGACGCCGGTGTTGCTGAATATGTAAACGGAGCACCAGCCACCTCAGAAGATAACCGCGATAAGGTCAACGGTGACATGACCGTGAAAGAGCTCACTGCTATCGCCCAGGAACTCGGGGCGGACGTACCAAAGAAAGCAACAAAGGCTCGGCTTCTCGAAATTATCGAAAAGGCTCAGCATGAAAGCCAGGTCAACGATGAGGACGATGAGGATGACGACGGAGATCCGGATGGTGGCGCTCCGGCTCCCTCCGCTCAGATGCCTGAATAATGACATTAAAGGAGCAAATGGCTGGAGACGTCGCTGATCTCTTTTTCATGCTGGAGGACTTCGGAGAAACCCACAAGATTGAAGGAAAACCGGTTGACATTGTGGTTGATAATGACGAGCTGGTGAAGTTAAAAACCGGCCAGATTGTCGGGACTTCGGAGGCTGATCTCTTGTTTTATGCAAGAACGGGCGATCTTCCAGAGCGAAAAGCGCCGGGCTCCTTCCTCAACTACGACAGACGCGAGTGCATTATTATCGACTGGGTGGAAAACGCCGGAGTCTCATGCATCTTGCTTCACCAAAATAGAACAGTTTAGGAGGCAACTGGATGACTACTAAAAAAATAATTGAAGGCATCACAGACTGGGTGCAGGAAGCGATCTGCGGCAAGATTGAGCTCAAAGTCCCGGATGATAATGCAAACGATGATGGTTATAACATCAAAAGAGTTCACCCGGCTGCCTTCCCGCTGTACCTACCGGCAAAAGACCGGATACCACCCGGCATCGTTGCGCCGATCCCTTCGATCACAGTGCAAATGATGGAAGGCAGCGACAACATAAAAGACAAAGAAAGAAAAATGAAGATCCGACTCTGCCTGGCTACATGGAACCCAGGGAAACACTCAGGAGAAACCATGATACCAACAGAAAACCCGAACGCTCTGGGAGGGTATTCATACACCCAGGAGTCAACAACCGAGGAAATGTACCAGAGAAATGGAGACGGATGGAAAGACCTCTACAACTTCCAAGATGTTGCACTCTCTGCTCTTGAGAGTACGCAGTTTATAGCTGGCGCACGAATATCTCAAGACGATCCGGTCAATTATGGTCCTTTTATAGAGGACGGAACAATCTGGGACTACTATCCATACTGGCACGGTTGGATCAGTTTCACAATTATATGCGGCACCGGCATGAAAACGCCGGACACTGTTCGTGAATTATTAGACTAAAGGAGGAAAAACCATGGCATACAAACATGGAGCATACGGCGAAAGAGTAAGCTCGAAAACGAGAAGCGCCAGCCAGGTGGAAGAAAACCTGGTATATTTTGGCGTTGCTCCGATCAACTTGATCCGAGGCTACGATGACGCCGGTCTCATAAACACTCCGGTCCGATTGAGAAATCTGGGAGAAGCTCAGAGCAAAATCGGATATTCGGAAAACTGGGACAGCTTTTCGTTGTGTGAAGTTGTGGACTACCACTTCAACAATACAGTAGAAAATGCTGGACCAATTTATATCATCAATGTTTTGGATCCCGACACACACAGAAAGAAAACCCAGACAACCAAGTCTGTCGGTTTTTCAAACGGTAAGGGAACATTCAACAGCGACACGATCATCCTCGACACTCTTGCGATTGCAGATAAAACCGAGGGCGTTGATTACTCTCTCGAGTACAACTTTACAGCTGGCGCTGTGACGATCACCTCACTGATTGACACGGATCCCCTCAAGGACGATGTCGATGTGACATTCTACGAAGTAGACACCAGCATGATCGAAGCGGCGGACATCATTGGTCAGAAATCACAGAGCGGAACATACTCGGGTATTGCCGCTATCGCTCTTTTATATATGCGTGAAAATGCGGTACCGAACATTCTGGCAGCACCAGGATGGTCTCACATTCCTGCAGTATATCGCGCATTGTGCTCAGCCGCACAGAAGATCAACGGCCACTGGGATGCCTTCGTCAATGCAGACATTCCGCTCACCGATAACGGAACTGAGGTAGACACAATCGCCAAGGCAAAGAACTGGGCCGAAAAGAACGGATACACCTCGGCAATTTCTAAGGTGTACTGGCCACAGATTAGAAACGGCGAAAAGGTCTACCACCTATCAACTGTCGGATCTCACACCATGCTCTGCGTTGATGGATCTCACCAGGGAGTGCCTTCTGGTATTCCTTTTGAGAGCCCGTCAAACAAAGAAATCATGGCAACCGACCAGTATTTTGGAGAAAACTCTGAAAACCAGGGGTTTGACCAGACCGATGGCAATGACCTCAACGAGCGCGGTATTACTACCGCCGTATGGTGGGATGGTTCCTGGAAACTCTGGGGACCTCATACGGCAGCTTATAAATATAACGGATCAATGGATGCCTCTGCTATTTTTGACACAAACATGCGTATGCTCATGTATGTGACGAATGGCTTCCAGAAAAGAAACGGAACAACCATTGACTCGCCAATGACTCCGAACGACAAAGACAGCGTTGTGCGAAGCGAGCAGGAAGAACTTGACACGCTTGTCGGATATGGTGCATTGATCGGCAACCCGGAGGTGCTTTTCCTGGAAAGTGACAACCCGACCAGCGACATGCTGAACGGTGACTTTGTGTGGGATATGCTGGCAACGCCTACGCCTCCTAAGAAATCAGCAACCGCCCGTGTGGCATACACAGACGAGGGCTTCAACGCATTTTTTGGAGGTGAAAGCTAATGGATAAAAACGCTGCTGTAATTGCTGACGTCATGCTTATCAACAAGAAAAAGGCTGCGGAGGATGTAACTTTCGAGCTTCCTTCCGTTGCTTTTCAGACTGCTGACGTTGCTGCAATGGGTACACTCTCGATCCCACTGGTCGGCCTGCTTGATGACATGACCATGACGATCACAAAAGTGGGTGTTGACAAAGGCTACGGCACAATGATCACACCCGAAAAACTTGCGATAGAGTTCAGATGGGTGCAGGATGTCGTCAATGGCGACGGATCTGTCACACACAAGGGCTGCAAGGCGTTTATCAACGCGATCCCTCAGGAGATCCCGAGTCTCTCGGTAGAAATCGGATCGTCCACAGAGGCGCAGCCTACTTATACAGTCACCAGATACCAGCTTGTTGTCGATGGAAAAGAGACGCTCCTGGTTGATAGATTAAACCGCAAACTCAAGGTAAACGGCAAGGACTACATGAGCAGCATCAACAAATTGCTGTAATACACACCCACAACTAAAAAGCAAAGAGCTCCAGGGACTCCCGGGGCTCTTTTTGATTAAGGAGGACACAAAATGAACGGAACAATCGAATTAAAAAAAGCCATCATGATCAACGACAAGAAAGTCCAGAAGTTAAAGTACGACACGGACGAGATCACAAGTGAACTTTTTGCGGAAGCAGAAAGCAAGAAAATGAAAGCATCCGGCTCCAAGGGCGGAAACCTCTCCGGAGCGATGGAACTTGACTACGGTCTCCATTTGTATCTCGGCTTCGCTTCTATCATTGCAGTGAATGGCGACTACGCATTTGAGGATCTTGAGCGCGTAAAAGGTCCCGGCCTGATCCAGATCACAAAGGTGGGAAGAAATTTTTTAATTGCATCGGGCGCATCAGCGGACGACAACTCA